CCGAACTTCGGAACGTCCGAACTATCCGACATCGGCGAGCGCTTCTCGTTCTGCTTCACATACACGACGTCGATACGCGAATTAGCGGACGGGGCCGCAGCCAGCGGCACGTTCACGTTTCCGTCGTTCTGGATAAGCAGCGCGCCGTAACGGTTCAGCACCGCATTGAACGGATGAACCGTCACACTCATAGAATCGCCGCGACCCGTCACGAGGTTATCTTGCGAACGGTCGAGAATACCGGCGATGGGCAGCATCGTGGTCTTGTCGCAGACGAACAGGCCGCTCATGTCGCGGCGCGCATCCAAGAACGACGCCTTGCCGGACACTGCGAACAGACTATTCCTCAATGCCATTATCAATCTTTCCTTCCAACGCTTTCAAACGTTCCTCAAGCCGGTCGATACGGTCATGGGCGAGATGGGCTTCATGTATCGCCCAAACGCCCAGCATCGGATAGTTGATGCCGACAGGCTCGTAGTCATCATTATACTCAACGAACTGCCCCAAACCGTTATCGTCCAACTCTTCGGCAATCATGCCGACGTGGATTGTCGCGCTGTCGCCGTTCCGGTTAACGTCGTCGATGAAACGGTAGAGCGTCCAATCCACGGCGCGCATCTGCTCCAACGTGATGTCCGGCTTGAGGAAATCCTGCTTCACCTTGCGGCTGGACTGCGACGTACCCATCGTGCCGTCAGACAACGCCCACACGGCACGCCATGGGCCGACCGTGAACAGGTTATTGTACGCGTTCGTCGTATTCGTGCCGCCACGGTCGGTAGACAACACACCCCAATTCCACGTGTTGCACTTCTGGTCGATGGTCGCACGGTCATACGAGTTCCTGTTGATGGACGCGGCCACCGTATTATCGATGTTCGCGCTGATGTCCAATACTTTCTGAATCGCCTGAGTCAACTGCGAGCCGGAGGGCTTCTCCAATTCGCGCAACCGGCGACCATACTCGTTCAGGGTGGCTACGAGCTTGTTGGTCGCTTGGGCCGGATTCTTCACGTCGAGAACATCATCGGCGTCCAATGGGGTGCCGTCCGCCGACTCGCCTTGATGCACTACGATTTCCATTATTCCACCGTCACTTTCACACCGTCGAACACGTCGCCAAGGGTGAACGTAATCCAATTCGAGCTTTCATCGGCTTTAATGCCGGTGATGCGCCGCGTATGCGCGCCATCCACATAATACCAGTCACCCTTCGTCGTGAACCTGACATAATCGCCGACCGTATAGTTGGCGAGCGTCTGATTCACAGAATGCAGGTATCCGCGATGCACTTTCGCCTCAGTGGACGACACCGGCTGCCAGTAGACGGCGGCAGCCTCGTTCGCATACGCCTGAAGCGTGTTCTGCTGTTTAACGGTCGAATGGCTGGAATCCACGCTCTCCCAAATCGGCGCTCCCACTTTTTCCAGAATGTCCGTGTAGGCCGACACGACGAGCGTCCTATCATCCGATTTGCCGGATGTGAACCATTGCAATGAGGCGAGCTTGTCGCCATCATCCGTGGCAGACAGGGACGCGATGCCCGGCTGCATGGCGGACGCGCTGAAATAGTGGGTTTCGCCGCCAAGCAGCGGATGGCCGGTCTTCATATGCCACTCGTACCCTAATCCATCAGCTGTGCGCGTCGGGAAGAATCCGATGTCGCAACCGTTCTGATAGTTCGTGATGTTCGCCAACACCTCGCCGACATAGTTGAGGTCAACCGCCTGATAGTTCGCTTCGGACTTGCCGGTTTCAGCAGCTTCCAACACGACAGGCACCCGACTGTTCGGCCAGCTCATAGCCTGTTCGACGAGATTGCGTGCGACCGTATTCCACGTGACATTCTTGTATGACGTGTCGTATTGAGGGTCTGGCGAACCGTCAGACTTGATAAGGCTTTTCCCCATCGCCTTCGCCGGAAGAATCGTCCTATGATCAAAATATGTCCACATGCCTGAAGCAACCAAGGTGAGAATGCCAGTATCGGCGTCATAGTCACGGCGCATGAGCACTCCGCCGACCGTCAGCCCATCATCTTCAGCGACCATGACGGTCTTGCCGATGGCCGCGGTGTTCCTCAAATCCAACAGTCGCGCATCGTTCGCAATATATTGGACGCGCGTGTCGCCGGACGAAGCGTAGATGGGCACTTTGACGGTGAGCGAATCAGTATCGTTCAGTTTCATCTCCCACTCTGCCGACGTGTGCGGCAGTGGGATGATGCGGCGTCCGGTCAGCAGGTCTGCGAGATAGATTTTCACCGCCAAGCCTCCTTCCATTCGACAGTCATCGTCGGCTCGCCCGACTGCACGCCCAACGGCGTGAACTGTATCGTCGCATCACCCGAAGGACGGAACCAGTTCTCTTCCGTGAGGAACATGCTCAAATCAGACTGGTTCTGGAACAGCACACGCTCATCGTCGAAATCGAACACAATCGTCTCGTCGGGGTTGATTTGACGATGAAATTCGACCGCTTCGCCGGTTTCGACGCAGTGGATGCGCACGCCTTCGGATAGTCCGCCTCTGATTTTCACGACAAGATGCGTCGGCGCGAAACCGCTTCCGGTGATGGCGACACGTCCCGGATTGCCGACCTCGCCTTCCGACAATGGGTCAAGCAGCGGGTCGAGGATGCCTTCGCCGTCTGTCGGCACGCCGACCGTCTGCGAACGCAATGGCCCATGCAGGTAGGGGGATGGCGCGAGCAGTCCAATCTGGAACGCGGCCTTCCCACGATAACGGTACTCGTCCACAGTCATCGACCTGAGTTCCGCATCGCAGGACAATGTGATGCCATTGCCCTTCTGCACGGTGACTGGAACCAAACGTCCGGCCATGCCGCGGAGACGGCGCATCATCTCATCCGTACCTTCGACCGTGCTGGTCGCATAGTATCCGTTGATGGTGATGGTGCGCCCATCATAATACGTCGTGCCGGGAATGGCGTTGCCGTCAGCCCTAGCCCAAGAATCCTGTTCGGTCTTGGCTGACGGCAAATCGTCGAAACCACTCATGGACACCAGTGTGAACTCGTGTCCGGCGTCGCCGTAAAGCGTGATGTCACCCACGGTGACGGTTATCGTGCTCAAGGTCTGACACTTCCAATCATCTCATTGTTCAAAGCGTATCCGAATCGGCGGGCCACGAGTTCCACGTCACTCAACGGGCTTGCAACCACATTGTCGATGTGGACGCCGCCAGCATACCGCTGGTCGCCAGCCGACACCATTCCAGTATAGTCTTTAAGCCGTGGCGCCGACACCATGCCCAGATTTGTCGCGTCAATCTGGTCGAAATCCAAGGAGCCGAGCACGCCATCGACCTGACCGCGCACGAACGCGCCTTGGGCGCCGATGGCCTTTCCGAAGTCGCGCATAAGATGCTCGCCGGACACGCTGGTATAGCCGGAGCCGGAGAACGGGCCGACCTTAGCGGGAGAGAACGGGAAGAAGTCTCGCACCTTCTGCAACGCGCCCTTCACCGCGCTCTTCACGCTTTCGACCGCGTTGAGGATACCCTGCTTGAAACCGTTCATCAACGCGGCGCCGGAATCGACCAGCCACGAGCCGGCACCGGCGAACAGGCCAATGATTTTGCCCGGAATGCTCCCGATGTAGCCGAGGATACGGCCACCCAATCCGGCGAACGGTCGGGCGATGTTCCCGATAATCGCAGGGACAGCGAGCGCAACGGCCATGAAAATGTGTGGAAAATTCGCGGCGATGCTGGTCGCAACGCTGATAAAAGCGCTAATCAGTGTCGGCAGACTGTTGACGATGCCGGTAGCCAAATCACCGATGATTGCCGGCAGCTGGTTGATGATGGCGACGGCGATGCCCGGCAATGCTGCAGCCAACGAGGTTATCACGCTTGTGATAGCGGACGTCAACGCCGGAATCAGCGTCGGCAACGCGGTTGCAATGCTCTGTCCAATGGACGGGAGCACGGCCACAACGGTGGCGCCCAACGTCTGAAGGCCGGAAGCCAAGGACGCGCCGAACCCGCTGATGAACCCGGCGATAGCCGCGCTATTGTCGCTTATGGCGCTGAACGCGACCTGAACGCCGGTAATCAACGCCTGTCCAAGCGAGGTCATAAGCGACGGAATCTGTCCGGCGAGTGTGGCGAACAGGCTGCCGAACGCTTCCAGCATCGGCTGGCCGTACGTGGCGATGAAGCCGGGCAGCTGGTCGAACACGTCGGAGAACGCTTGCGTGACTTGCTGCAGTATCGTCATCAACGCGGGTGCGAGCGTCTGTCCGACGCTCATGAGCGCGTTGGCGATGCCCGGCAGTGCGGCCGTGATGCTCGCCACCATCTGCGGGAGAGCGGACGCGAACGCGTTCGCCATGGCTGGCAGTTTCGTCTGAATGCCGGTAAGCGTGTTGTCGAGGCTTTTCTGCCATTCGTCAAACTTGCCGACCATCTGGGACGGGTCGAGTTTGAACAGTGTCTGGAATCCGGTGGTCAGGCCGGTGAATATTGCGCCGGTCACGCCCAACTGGGATGCGATGCCGCCAATCTTGCCGATTGTCGCGCCGACTCCATTCACGGCCGCGCCGAATCCCTTCAACGCGCCGGAAGACACCTTCAACGCGGCGGAGCCGATGGTGGCGAAGGCTACCTTTCCGGCGGACGCCAACGGGCTGAACCGTCCGGCAAGACGCGACACGGCGCCGCCGACCGTGGCCGAGAGTCCGGCACTCACAGTCTTAGCTGCGGACGTCAACGGCGCGAACGGATTCTGCCCTTTGAACGAGCCGAAAATCTTTTCAGCAAGACCGTCGAACGGCTCAGACAACGTGGACGCCGCTTCGGAACCAAACGACTTGAGCGCGCCCTTGACAGTGGAAAGCCCATTGCCTACCGCAGTCCCGAGCTTTGACATGGTGTCGCTGATGCCGTTCGTGTCCAGCATTTCACCGAACGCCGTCTTGAACTCGGACGCCCAGCTCTTCACATTCTCAACCATGGAGAGCGCGCCGGATTCGACGTCGGCACGCATGGCCTCCATCTTCGTTTTGACGGATGCTGCGGCGTTTGAGAATGCTTCGGTGAGAATCTCCTTGACCGGCGCCCACTGCAGCGCCGTGTTCGCGGCATAGTTGGACAATCCGGCCTTCAGGTTGCCGAACGTCTGCATGATGCTGTCGGACGCGGACACGGCGGAACCGACCAATGGGAGGAACATGTCTGGAATGTTCAGGCCGGTGAGGTCTTTGAACTCGCGTCCGACCTGCACGAGCTTGTCACGGTAGATGTCCGCGCTCTGTCCGGCCGTGTCCAATGAACGGTAGATGCCGGAATCCACTACGATGGTGTCGGCGGCGGCGCGAATGTCATGGAACGCTTGGATGAGGGATGGGGCCTTCTTCCGCGCGGCGGCATCCACTTCGGTGTTGAGGGTTTCGAACGCTTTGAGGAACGCTTCGGGAAGCGCTTCCGCATCGGCTCCCATCGCGTTCAAACCGGTTTGGAGCAGCTTCACATTCTCGGACGCCTGTCCCACACCATTGCGCAGGTTGGTTGCGGCCTGCTGGATGAGTTCGAAGCCTTCAGCGCCTTTCTCGCCGAAGCTGAACGCGTACGTCTCCAAGTCTTCGAACGCGACGTTGAACTTGCCGAGCGCGTTCTGCGCTTTCGTTGATTCGGACAGCGTTTTCGCCATCGCGTCAGCCATGGACGCGAGCTTGTCGATGACTGCTGACGATGCGGACACCGCCGCTCCGAACACGTCAGTGAAGCTGGAACCAAGCCTGACGAGCGTGTTCTTCACGCCGACCAGCACGCGTCCGATGAACGGGATGCGGGATGCGAACCGGTCGTTAGTGGCGACCATGAGGGAGAATGCGGTGGCGCCGACTACACCCACCGTGTTCAGCATATCGACCAAGGAGGATAGCAGGTTGACGTTCTGCGAGTTCAGGCTGATGAGATTCGTCAATGGGGCGAGGAACTGTTCGACCTGCTGCACGTTGAACGCATTGTTGACGGCTGGCGCAATCTGGTTGACGAATGTCGTTGCCAACTTAGCGGCCGCGTTCGACAATGGCACGAATCCTGCGAGCATTTCGCCGAACGTGTCCGTCATGCCTGAACTGGAAATGGCGGTCAACGCTTTGCCAAGGTTAGTAGACAATGCGGTTGCGGCTTCCGCAGACCTTGCGCCGATCGTGTTCTTGATGCTGTTCCATGCGCGGTCTGCCGTGACGGGCATGGCGTAGAACTGCTTTTCGATGGCGTCGGCGTTCTCAAGCACCGTATCGTAGAGGTCTTGACCGCTGATTGAGCCTTCCTTGCCCAACTGTTTCAGGTCGCCTACGGAAGCGTTGAGATGCTTGGCGAGCATTCGTGCGATTTGCGGCGAGTTCTCCATGATGGAATTCAACTCATCGCCGTTGACGATGCCCTTGCCCAATGCTTGGGTAATCTGCCGCATGGCACTGGACGCTTCCTGAGCGGACGCGCCGGTGCTGACCATGTTCATGTCGAGCAGTTTGGTGAATTTCGCCGCGTCACCATAATTGGTCACGACTTCCGGCGCGAGCGTGCGGAGACGTGCCGCCGACTGGATGAAATCGTCAGTGGTGACGCCGACCTCGTTCGCGTATGCCAGCGACGTTTCGAGCGAGCTTATGTAGTCTCCGGTGGTGCCTACCGCGTTTTTCAGCATGGCGGTGGTCCGACCCCACTGGTTGCCCATTTCGATGATGTCGGACGTGACGGTTTTGACGGCTTTGCCGACCGATGCGACCGCGGCGATGGCGGCTGCAGTGTTCAGATACTTGTTGAGGTCGAGGTTCGCGAATCCGCTGCCGAAAGCGTTGGCGGAACGCCGTCCGCTTGCACCAAAGGAGGCGAACACGCTGGTGAGCGCGTTTTTCACGCCGCCTTGCAGGTTGAGGCTCTTATTGAACGAGCCGGAGAACAGTCTGGACATGCCCAAGCCGCTCGAAGTGAAGAGTCGGCTTGTGCCGGACGCCAGCTTGGGCTGGATGGCGGGGGTGAGCACCGCGCCCTTGCTTGCCTTGACAAGTGCGGAATGCAAGCCTTCCAACGATGGAAGTACTTGTATCCATGCGGTTGCGATGCTGCCCTTTGCCATCTATTGTTCCTTTCGGTGAAGACCCAACGCCTTGTTGATGTCTTCAGTGTTCATCGAATCGAGTTCGTAATCCTCCTTCTTGGTGTTCTTCCGGTTTTCCGGCAACACGCTTTTCGGTTTCCTTCCCTTGCCGGAGTAGGGGGCGAGCGTTGACTGTTGGATGATGTCCAAGAGTCGTGCGGTCGCTCCGAACGTGCCTATGAGTTTGGCTCTCTCTATGATGGTGTAGTTTCTTGGACTGCCGTATTGGCTGGCGAAATCAGCCAAGATTTGGCTATCCCACTGGTCTGGGTTTATCGCGTAGGTCAGTCTTTCGACTGTGAATCCAAAAGCGCTGGCAATTTTCCCGAGAGATATTCCCATGCGTCGAGCACATCATCGTCGAATGCGTTCATGACCGCTTCGTACTTGTTTTCCTTCAGCACGCCGCGCATGAGCTTGTCTACGAGCCAGATGGTTTCCACGCCGTCTTCGACTTTTTCGGAGTGGATGGCCTGTTGGAATTTGCGGTTGCGGAGGAGTTTCGCGTAGGCGTCGCCCCAATTGTCGTTGAAGTCTTCTGCGGTGATGGTGGGCTTGCGTTTTGCCATTGGTTTTCCTTTCGTCGTTTGTCTATATAAGAATACCCCATGCCAAGGGCATACCCAGATAGTATGTCTTGGCGTGGGGCGCGTATCCTGTCATCACATTACGGGCTGACAAGCGAGAGTGAATCGAAGAGCGCATGTTCGTACCATTGACCAACAGTGGCATTCGACAACACAATCCGGCAGTCAATTGGCACATCCATGCTCTTGAATGTCTTACTGAACTGACGGTAAGTGCTGTCACCTCCAGCGTTAACGCTAAACTCAAACAGTGTTTGCTGTTGAGGGGTGACAATCTTCATCTCGACAACACCTTTAATAGGCGGATGATGAGTAAGCAGATACCCGCTGAACCGCAATGTCTGACCCGGTGGAATGGTGAATACATCAGAAGAACATGATGTAATGTCTGAATTACCTCCGAGCGATAATACATTTTTGCCACTTTATGGACTACCAACTTCTTTAATCGCTTCGGCCGGCGTCCATTTCACCTGTCCTTCGTCGAAATTGCCGTTGGGAATCAGATTGTCGGTGAACTCTCCAAAACCATGCGAAGTGGACGTGTTCAGAGTGCTGGCATACCTGACCGCAGACCAAGTGTTATCGCCGCCGCTCGTCGTGGAGACCGTGGATTTCAGAATCTTGATGTCGAACTTGGTGCCTTTCGGAAGGGAAAGTTCGCCAGCATAGACATCATTCGCGCCCTTGACCATCTTCACACCGGTGTCGCGTGACCATGGCGAGTCTTGTCCCCAGTCTCCAACCACCCACATCGCACCATCTTCAGCCACCGTACCATCGGATACGGTGACTGTCAGCGTCGGATTCGGAGAGCTTACGCTTTTGGGATGGTGATGTACTGAGTCTGAGCCGGAGCGGTGGCGGTCGGATAGGCGTTGATGGTGAACTCGAAGTTCACGAGAGCTGTATGCACATGGCTGATGTCGCCGGTGATGAGGAAGGTGGCATCGGCCATCACGTTACGGCGCTTGCGGCCACCCTTCAGCATTTCGTCGATGACGATGACGTGATGCTCCAGTTCGCTGGCCTGCTCCTTGACGGTGATAGAGCCATCCTTTGCTGAGGATGCCGGTTCGACCGTCACGTTGGCGGAGCCGTAGGCGACCTTAAGCAGGTCTTCGTTCAAGGCTTCGATGCAAGTACCCGTCCACGTCTTGGAGAACGTCGGGTCGGCCTGTGCGACCGTATCGCCACCGGCGGCCACAATATCGTCTCCCGCGGAGAGGGATGCCGGTTCGGTCAGACCGTCTTCGGACAGATAGCCAAGGCCGACGAACGCCGCGGCCAGTTCGGTGGTGGCGTCGGTGGGGATTGCGGTGCCCAGTGGGGCGACCCAAATATAGCCGGACTTGTTGGTACTAGTACCCGGCTTCGAGAATGTCACGTTTGCGGAAGACTGCTTTGCGCCCATCTCAATTCCTTTCGTTGTTAGCGTTCAATCAGTGGATGGGCGGCGTCGCCGCCGCCCATGTGTGCGAATAGTGTCACGCGGTGGCGTGGGTGATGGCGTAGAACTTGCTGGTTCCGCCGATGAAGCCCCAGCCGATTGCGACTTCGGTGCGGAGCATCACCTTGTTGACTGCGCCCAAGTCGCCTTCTGTGGAATTGTCCGGGTTGCCGGAGTCGAACACTTCGATGCCGGACAGCGGAATAGCGCCCCAGACGAAACGGTTGGCGAAGTCGCCGACGACCGCATCGAGCACCTTCTTGGTCAGCTGGCCGGAGCCGGTGGCCGCAGCGGTATCGGACACGGTGTTGGAGGCCGCGAGGGTGACGCCGCCAAGGTTGACCATGTTGCCGATGAGCGGAACGTCGGCCGCATACTGGGTAGGCGTGCCAATGGTGGTGAGGCCATCGCCGATTGCGGCCAGGTATGCGGAGGTGGTGACGCCCTGCGCGGACGCGTCGCCCTGTGCGGCGACCTGTCGCACGGCCTGTTTGAACGCGGCGGCTGCTTCCGCTCCGGTGCCCGGAGTGTAGTCGATGTTTCCGGCATGACTGAGCACATATCCGTTGGTGCGTGCGACGGTGGACGCGGCCTTGGTGGCCGGGTTGACGCCGAAGATGGGGGCGAAGTCGAGTGCGCGGCTGATTGCACGGTTCACATACGTGCGGTACTGGTCGAGGATTCCGGCCTGATACGGCTGCGCGAGGATGCTCTGAAGCATGGTCTGCGGAGAACCGGCGCGGAAGGTGGCGTCGGTCGGATTGTAGGCGCCGTCAACGCCGAACAACTGAAGGAACTTCTTCGGGAAACGGTAGCTGATGTAGAAGGTGATTGGGTTGATGGTCACGACACCGTTGGTGGCGTCGTTTGACTTCTTCTTCTTTTCGGCGTCGGTTTCACCGGTGGCGCCTTCGCCGAAGATGCCCATTTCGCCGGAGAAGTCGATGGTCTGCATCTGCGTGCCGATGAGGTCGATTGGAGTGCTGTTGGAAATCCTTGCGATGGCTCCGGCCGCGGGCTGGTTGGAAATCAGCTTGCGGTCAACGAAGCCCGGCTTCAGTTCGATTGTCGCTAGGGACATGACTGCCTTTCGTGGTTGAGGTGGATGGTGTCGGCCTTCTGCATTGCGGCCCCGACTCGGCCTCTACCACGATTGTTCCCGGCTGTGTGCGCCTCGACCCCACCGTCGCCAGTGGGTATGCCATGCATTGTTTAACGACTGTGCTGTGGCGGTTCAAGTCAGTACATTTTTGGGAGACGGTCGGTTTTGGCATGGTGGACGAAGCTGCTCTAATCGTCTACCGACCATCTCCAAGACATAGCATAACACCCCGTCTGACTTTCGTCAAACGGGGTGCGTGCAAACCAGAATCACAAGAGAGGAGCTACACATTGCTGCGTAACGGTATTTATTCTACCACCTTCTCGTCGCAGTTCGCGTTCGGCGTGTCGCCGGACTTGCTATATGGTCTGACTTGGCGCGGTTGCACTGCATGTGCGCCGGAACGAGATTGTCCATCCTGTCGCTTCCGCCAGCGGCACGCGGTATCACATGGTCTGCGGTGAACGCCAACGGATGCGCGGTGTTGCGGCCCCAGTAGAAAGGTGCGCCACAATAATAGCAGGGCGCTCCCGTCCGTTTGGTACGTTCGCGGAGGATGGCGCGATTCCGATGGTAGAGTCCCGTATCCTTGCCCATCAGGCAATCACCTCCCTGACCTTGTGCTCCTTCGGACGGTTGACGCCGCGATACCATGCGGCGATGCTGACGCCCTTCAAGCCCGCCGTTGTTTCGGTCTTGCGTATCGGAGCGAACTTCCACTGGTCATCCGAACCGGATTTGAGCTTCTGCGCATTCTGCACTTCGGCGGTCAGCTGCGGATTGTTCGTATGTTTGAACCGCCCCTCGTTCAGCAGGTCGAGGAATCCCTGCTGCGAGGCAAGGAACTCGGTGCCGGTCAATTGGATGACATTCAACCCACGGGGAAGCATGTCCCTTATCGGATTGTTCAATCCGCCAGCGTCCAAGATGAGCGTGGTCTTACGTGGGCGCGTCTTCAGCTCGTCAACCACCCACTGCCATGATTCGGTGGTGGGGCGTTCGTCCACGATTTCGCCGATGATGTACGCCCACTTGTCGTAATGCTGCGAGCCGACCGTCACCTCTTCGGTGTTGGCGGCGACGCTGAGGGCGAGCGTGCTGGTTGTCGGGTCGAATGTGAGCGCGTAGACGAGCGTGTCACGGTCATGTTGGAGGTCGGAGTATGCGCTGTCCCACAAGTCCATCGGAATTGCGGGAGGAATGCTGTCCGCCCACCACAGACCCAAGTCTTGGATGCGGAAGTCGATGAGTCCGTCTGCACCGCCCTGCTTGGCTATCGCCACGTCGGTGAGGAACGCTTCGCGCGGAATCACGTCCGGGTAGAGCGGGTTGGTGAGCGCCCACAACTGTTCGTCCTCGATGTCAGCCGTCTCGTCATCGACGCCGTAGCGCACAGCATACGACATGTCGTCGTTTTCGGCGTTGTCAAGGAACACGTTGAACGTGTCTCCGATGGACGAGGGGAGGAACGGCGTGCCGGTGTAGATTATCATCGCCATGCGACGCGTCTTCAACGTCTTGGTAATCATCGCCTCGTATTCGGAGCGTAGTTCCTGCGCCTCGTCGAAGATGACCAAATCGAACGTGCCGCCCATGCCGGCCGAAGCGCTCTTGCGAGAACGGAACCGGACGAACGCGCCGTTTTTCAACTGTAGGCGCTCGCGGCCCATGGTGGTACTGAAATGCGTGACCTCGGCCTTCAGTTCGGGATTCGAATCGATGGCGTCTTTCAAATCCTCCATGATTTTGTTGGCCGCAATCTGCTCATGCGCGGTGACGAGCACGTTCAGTCCGAGCACGAACAGGTAGAAGAGGATTGGGGCGGTGAGGATTTTGGTCTTGCCGTTCTGTCGCGGCATGTTCAATGCGACACGCTTGTATTTCCAAGTGCCGTCCTTCTTGCGTTGGAAGGCGTTGTTGAGGAATTCGACCTGAAACGGGAGGATTGCGTTTCCTCGACCCCAGTTCACGTATTCCGCGGCCATGATTGCCACGTCTGATGTTGGGCGGACGTTCGCCCTCCAATTTGGATTCTTCACCAGCATGTCACACCACCTGATATTTCTTGAGGATGTCGGCGTCGGCGCCCTTGCCGTAGGCGTCGCCGATGGATGCGATGTCCTGCGCGGTCTGCGGGAACGTCAGCTCGTAGTCCAACGTGATGCCCAATGGTTCGAACACCGCATTCAAATCCTGTTTGATGATGTAGATGCGGCTGACGAAGCTTTCACGGTTCGACACCAACGATTGGGTGGTCGCTCCGAGCGTGTCCAGAATCTGAGCGTCCTGCGGGGGGAGTCCGGTTTCCATCTGGAAGCTCAACACCGTGTTCTGCAGGAGTGTTTTGAGCTGTCCGTTATCCCATTGGCTGAGTCGTTTGACTTCCGGCCGGACGATGGTGTCATGGTCGTCGTTGGCGTCGAATTTCGTCCAGTTGGCTGGATTCTTGCTCGGGTCTGTTTTGATTACCACATCGGGTGAGGTACCGACCACGACCGGTTCAGGCAGCATGAGATGTTCGAGGTTTTGGGAGATGAGCCCTTCGATGACCATGGCACGCTGCGCCAACAGCACGGCCTGGTCGGTGACTGGCGCGTGGCTGAGGGTGAGGCATCGTAGGTTTTCGTCGATTTCATCTGCGTTCTCATCATAGCAGCGTCCATCCAAGCCTACCGCGGCCACCTTGTCCAACTGCAGGTCTGCGGATGGGAGGTAGTCGGTGCTGAGCGGGTCGCCGTCCTGCATGAGGAAGTAGGAGTTGACGCCGCCGACCGCTTTGGAGAGTATGCGGGTGAAGCTGCGTTTGCCGACCGCGCTGAAGTTGGTGACGCGCACGCGCATGGCGTATGCGTTCTTGACGAGTTCAATCCATGGGAATGAGATTGCCTGTTCGTCCACGATGGTGAGTGTCATGAGCGTTTCGCTTCCTTCGCTATAAGTTTCTGAAGAGTGGTTTTCGGCGCTTTCGTGGCGGTGGTCTTGCTTTTGTGCGAATCGACTTTCACCGCTTCGTCGAAGTTTTTGGTCATGGTCATGAGCAGCTGCATGAAGCTGACGTAGTTTCTCTGCGCGTTGCTTGCCATGCTCATATAGTATTCGCGGTCATCGTCGGATGTTTCGGCTTGCCGCCCGTACTCTTCCATGTCCGAGTAGGCTTTGTCGATAAGTCCGTTGACCTGTTCCATGCGGCTTGAGAGGGCTTCTTCAGTCTTCCCTGCCATAAATCCTCCTTAACTGTTCGGCCATTTGGCGTCGTTGTTCTCGATACCATCGTACCATTTCGGCTTTCACGATGGCGCGGCGCGTCGGACTTTCGACGTATTGTGGGTCGGTATTGTTGATGGTTGGCTTCATGTGAGGCTGTTCCTTACGTAGATTTTGCAGTCACATCCGGTGTGTCTTGCCCAGACGCCGTAATGGTTCGCGTCGTATGGGTGCCATATTCCGCACCGTTCGAGACACCATTGGCATGTCTCGCCTACCGCTTCGCGCACGACTTCCGTTGTCGAGTCGAGGGCGAACAGGTTGGCGGTCGCCTCCTGCATCGGCTGGACAGCCAGTTCTCGCTTGTATTTCGCAAGGAAATCCCTGACCGTTTTCTCGGAACGCTGCTGGCTTATCAGCCATCCGACCTTCTTGCCGAAACTGTCGGAGTCGAGTCGTTCCAAGCTTAGTCCGGTGGATTTTTCAGCGACCTGCTTCCAGATGTCTCCCAAGACTTTACCGGCCAGATGCTTGTCTCCGCTTGCCGCGGCGGCTTGGGCTTGGCGCACCTGTTCGTCGGTGATGATGTTTTTCGCGGCTGGTGAGAGGATTTCCATGAGGTCTTCGACCGACTCCTGCGTGGTTTTCAACTCAGGTACTCCAACTGGTAGTCGTAGACGGTGGATGTGCGCCCGTCTTTGGTTGGCTGGACGTCGGTGGTGTTGAGCAGCGGGGCGCCCATGATGTCCCACAGGCTCTGGTTGTACCAGTCGGTCAGAGCGTCGCCGATTTCGGCGCTGAGCGTGTTGTCGGTTCCGCCTGAGAGTTCGCGTGTCACCACGGTGATGGCGATGTCCAAGTGTCGGATGTATGGGGTGATGTCGGACGCGTTCTGGCGTGTGACGATGATGAGCGGATACTGGCTTGTGGTCTTCACGGTCGGATATTTGTCGTATACGCGCATGTCGAGGCGCTGGGATAGTCCGTTGATGATGTCGTTGACGATTTCATTGTCTTTGCTCACAGTCCGAATCCTTTCAGCGTGTCGCCGGAATGTGGCGTCTTGTAGTATTTGATTTCCGTTCCGGCTCGGCGGGTTCCTTTGAATGTGCTGAGCGTGCGGTATGTGGTCATGGTCGGTGGCTTGTCCCTGTATGAGTCCATTCGCAGCTGTGGCATGATTCGTGATGCGACGCGGCGTGACTCCTGTTGGAATCCCGCCGACTGCATCACGATGTTGGTTGCCGTGTTCGGTGCGGCGACCATGATTTTGGCGCCTTTGAGTCTTGCCATCAGTATTGCACCTGCTTCGCGTTGAAACTCCATTTGAACGGGTTGAACATCACCCTGTTTTCGGGGTCTATCGGCGGTTTGATTGATGTGACGTGGTAGGTGTTCCCATAGTATTCGAGTTCGCCGCCGACGATTTCGGGTGGCGTGTCCGGCGTGGTGACGTGGATGGTGAGCGAGTCCACTTCGGTCATGTTGTCGAACGTGCCCGTGTCTTCGCTTGTGGTGTTCGTGGTCACGATGCCTTTGACCGTGTGTTGGCCGTCTCCGGTGGTGACGGTGATTTCGTGCGTTTTGAGTCCGTAGTGCATCAGAGTTGGAACCTTGCTATGGTGGCGCGTCCGACGCCCAGCTGTTTGAGCTGGTTGCCGGTGAAGAACACGTCATCCGTGTTGCCTCGCCATTCGCCGGTGAAACTGTAGCCGCCCGCTGTTTGGGTGAACGTTTTGAACGCGCTCAGGTCGGTGTCGCTTTCGGACATGGATTCCTTGCGGCTCACGTCCTGTGCGACGCTGACGCCGATGATGTCGGCGACCATTTGGCGTGTGAGCGGGTCTTCCGTGACCTGCTTGTCCAAGTCGTCGCCTTGGTTGCGGTACATCATGCGGAGCACGTTCGATGCGGCTCCGCGTTTGCGTTCCTCATAGTCCACGAGGTCGATGGGCACTTTGTGGCGTAGGTATACTTCGGTGTCTTCGACGGTGGCGAGCGGCTTCAGTTCGTCGGTCAATTCTTTTCCTTCCAGTCGTGCATCGCGAGCCCCAGCTGTAGGATACGCTCGGCAAAGCGTTTTACCAGCTTGTCCTTCTCGTTTTCGTCCAACTCCACGGGTGAGTTCACCACCACATCATCGTCGATGATTGAGAGGGTCGCCGGAACGTTTTCGTCACGCATCACCATGCTGAGGATTCGGATGTCACGCATGCGCGGCACCCATCCAGTCGGGGGTCTTGTTGGCCGATTCGACGGTCACCGGCGTGACGCGCGTGCGGCTGTTGATGCTTGCCGCGAGCTGCTTTTCGAACTCGTCGAGTCGCGTCTCGTCTTCAGGCAGGAGTTCGGCGCTCAGCCCGTACTGTTCTGCGATGGCGTTGCGTTTCGCCTGCAACAGGCCGAGGCTGATGCCCTTCTCGCGGGCCTCATTGACACGCTTCTCGGTTTCCTCGGCTAGTTTTCGGGCGTCTTCGGCTGCTTTCTGGGCTGCTTCGAGCTTTTCGCGTTCCTTGGCGAGCTTTCGGCTGATGATGGCGTCGAGCTGGGCTTGGGTGATTGTCGGCTCCTGCGCTGCGCTTCCAGACGAGCCTTCAGAGCCTCCCATTCCGGTACCGGTCGCATCCGGTTCCACTCCTTCCACTAGGCGGATTCGCTGATTCAAGTGTCGTTTGAAGTTCATACCAGTCTTTCCAATCTTAACCGCATCGTGAGTTCCACGATGTCCGTAGCAGCATTATACGCCCTGCGCAAGTCCATCCGCGCTTTCAGCGTCTTCGGATTGTCGAAGTCGTCGGGCAGTGCTGCGAGATGCCGTCCGAGTTCTTCTTGGATTGAGCGGGCTTGGTTTTCAATCGTTTGGATTGGTGCAGTCAAGTGCCATGTCCTTCTTGTAGGTCGCGACTAGGCAGTCGTGTTCGAATCCGCCTTCGTCAACGGTTTGAATCGTCGTGTAATGCACCGGCGTGTTCGCATATTCGGCGTACCATGCCCATGCGAACATGATGGTCAGCGTGATGGCGATTGCCCCGTATGCGATTGCGGTGAACATGTCACGCATTCGTGCCCCTTTCCTAGGGTTTTTCCGATGACTGCGCATGCCAGTCCGACATTGCGCGTGGTTCTTATTCTAGTCCGATAACCGAACATGATGCGGCTGTTTTTGGTCACATGAAGTGCGGCTAGGGTTCGTCCGCATCGCGGGCATTCGAAGACGCATGCCAGTCCGCGTCCGGTGGGGCGGATTGTCACATCCGCCCCATGCCGTGCGCCGGTGCCGCACAGGCGTCCGATTGGATTCGTCACGCGGTTTCCTTCACGCTTTTCCAGATGCATTCGATTTCGGTGTCTCCGAGTCCGCTGACGTGGCCGCGGAGCACGAGTTCGTCGTGGATGTTGGCCTCGTTGTCCTCATGGTTGTGGAGGCGTCCCCAAGCCCACCTGTAGAGCGTGTCGTTGCGGCGCCCTTCGGGCACTGGCGTGAGGTCTGGACGTCCGTTGCGTGGAGCGCTCTCCCTGGCCGTAGACGGTTTCGGCATGGGTTCGACGCCGTAGCCGTGTTCGACGAGCCAGTTGAGCAGTTCGAGCGGCGCCTCCTGCACGTCCGTCTCGTCGCCTACCAGCTCATAGAATCCGACGCCTTCGATGTTGGAGCCTGCTCCGAGCACATATCCGCGCCCATCCACCTTCACATCGACGGGGATGCCGTCCGCATGGTTGGTGTTCTTGAGCTTGCCGGTCCAGCCTTCGGGGAGCCGGTAGTAGGCGTGGATGCCGCCGTGGGTCGGCGTATGCACCATGAGTGTCGGTTCGAGCATTGGGCGGAGGATGTTGTATCCGTGGCGGCTGTGGTCGTCCTTGGGCGCGTCCATGTCGATGATGATGTTGCCGGGTTGGGGGATGACGGCGTACACGTCTCCTTGGCCGATTTCCACCGTGTCTTCCTGCTTGCCGTTCTTCCAGTTGCGGACGGCTTTCGGATTGTCCGGGTCGGTCGGCTCCTTGTGGAGTTTGAAGCCTTCTGGCGCTTTGACGTTGACGATTTCGCCGTCTTCGATGAGACGACGTTCCATGTCGGTCTGGGCTTCGGCAACGGGAAGGTCTTCAAGCAGTGGAAGACGGGTTTCGTTAATCTCCTGCTCGTAGCGTTCGCGGTAGGGGGCGAAACGGTCTTCGTCGATTACGACGCGGACGGAGCAGACCTTTCCGTCGATGCGCTTGCTGCGCAGGCCGACGCCGAGCATCTTGTATGTGTCGCCGCTTGTGTGGCCGAGGTACGGGCAGATGCGCGTGTCGGCGTATCCGTTCTCGCAGATTTCGTTGACTATCCACATGGCGCGTTCGTCCAGCTCCTGTTCGCTGTCGTTGAAGCTGATGTCGCGGTGGATGTCGTCGTCCAATGGCTTGTCGGCCCAGAGCATGGCGCTCGCGAGCATGAACGGGGTCATGCCGTACTGGTCGATGAAGTCGGCGAGCGGCTGCATCTGCTGAGGGGTTTTGCGTCCTGCGA